CAGCCATAATTGATGGATTATTTCTAACCATGTTCGTTGACATAAAGTTTAAATGCGCTGTGATGTGTGCTCTGTGATCTTGACCAGGAAAAGCTTGAAAAGGTTTCATTGCCATTGCACTAATATGTTCCATACTTGGGTCCATTGGCGCTGATGGCGCTGGCGGTGGCAGCACTGCATCAACATTTTTTACACCAATTGCATCATACATGTTTCTGTATATCTGATACATGTTGTGTAACTGTGGATTTGATGTTGCTATTTGTAATTGTGTTTGTGCAAGTGTAATTCTTTGCGACATAGAAAATATATTGGGGTCCGCTACAGGTATGATATCTATTCTATCATCAAAATCTGTTTGTTTAATATTTCTTGCACCACCTATAACGTCATAAGGATATTCTGGTGGTAAATATTGTGCAACTACTTTTGATAATAATTTAAATTCTGTTTTCATCGCTGCGTAACATCTTTTGTGTATCGCAGACATCACACGTGAGCCACGTTCTAATAATGCGATTGTAGTTCCCACTGCTGCACCTTGATTACCATCACCTACTTGCATGTCAGCAATAGCCGCAAATCTTTGACCCGCTTGTACAACTACACCTAATAAATTTAATAATGTTGGAGATGGTTCTTTGTATGGTAATGGAAAGAATGCATCTCTTAAATTACCACCTGGTGCATCAACATCTTTAAATTCACCTGGTTGTATTGGTGATGCTTCGTCTCTAACTCTGACTCCTCTTTGTTTAAATCCAGCAGGTAAATTCGATAAAGTACCAGCGTCTAACAATTGACGGAGAGCCGCCGTTGCCGTACGACTCAATCCGCCAATCATGTGAATGAGTCCAAAGCCATAAAATCCAAGTCCTGGCAGAAATTTGAAGTGGACAAAATATTGGATCTTACTTTTCTTTAGATCATTGGGCGCATAGTTCCTTCTAATAGAAAGAACTTTCCTACTACCTTCTTCGACTGTTACGATGTAAGGTAATTTTATTCCTGTTGGTTCACCATCTGCTCCAACATCTTCGAAACCTTCTAAGTCTAAGTTTACATGACACTCTAACAAAGTATACATTGGTTCGTTCTTACCTGTTTTCTTTGTGCCATCTAGCTCACGTTCTTTTTTCTCAAGTTCATTTTCTGGTTCTGCACCAGGAGGACCTAACTCAACATCAGTATAAAAACCACTAACTTGTTGTTTTCTTAATTCGTTTTCTGACATCTTTACTTTGTGAATAATCGCTTCCGCATCATCTAATGAGGTAGCTGTATACGGAACGATTAATTCATCTGCTGGTACAAACTTTGATACAACTCTACCCATTGGTACATCGTAGTATACTTTTTTAAAAGTTGATCCAGCTAATGGTAAATGAAATAACAT